TTTGTTCTTTGACACGTTGCATCATTAAATCTGTTGCCATGTCTATAATTACTCTGTGAGTTGACTCATCAAACTCACAATTCTTTTGGTTCCCAGGTACGTCTCTGTCAACTACTATTGCTTCAGGATTCTTAAGATATCGCATATTGTAATCTACGATATTAAAGGTTCCATCAGTAAACAACTCGTGGCGTTTCGCTGTAGCAGTAGTATTAGGGTTAATTCCTGTTACTGTTCTGCTAAACTCTGAGCGCCATACTCTTGCGTCACCTGTTGTGCTGTAGTAAGGACGTTTATACTTACTCCAGTCAAATCTTTGTATTTCACTATGCGCTATAGTGATAACATATGCTTTCATCGGAGTAGTGGTTCCACATAGATTTTTATCTATGGTACACTGCTCGAAGATAGTATACATGTGATTAGTTGGTAAATCAAAGAACTTGCCTATCACATTATTCGTTGCTAGTACGCCTACTTGCGACGCCGAAACTGGACAAGAAGCAGCGTTTTGTACTAACGCTGCTAGTCCCTGGTTTCTTATTTCAATTTCCTCAAAGCCTTTGCCTTTTCGGTTATTCAACTCATCGTAAAACTTTTTAACATACAAATGTTCCGCTTCTGTTAAGACAGAAGATAATTCAAAATCCTCATATCCAGGAGAACCAAAGCTATCTGATCGATCTAACTTTAGTTCTAACTCGTCGGCCATTTGATTTGCAGTCATTTTTAATTACGTTTAGTCATGTCAATTTTTGCTTTGATGCGAAGTTTAACTTCTTGATTGTCAGGATTAAGTAGGTAGTTAATTACATCTGTAAGTTCTCCTAACTCTGCTCCGTTATCAAGTGTATAACGCTTCTCACCTTTTCTAATAATAGCTCCAGCTTCGGTAGCTTCTTGTACAAAGATACGTTCATTATATTGTGGATGATTTACAATCTCTAAGAAATAATTAGGATTTGTATCAACAATATTAAGTACCTCAGCTTTCAACCAATCTTCTGTCGCTGTAGCAGGAATAGTTCTACCAAGAGATTTAATAAATCCAATAGTAGATTTCTTGCTGTTTGTAATTTCTGCGAACTTAACAAACGCTTGTGCTTTAACATTTGCTTCTGCAAGTTTCTTAGTCGTTACTTTGCTTTCGTCTACAATCATAAACTCATAAGTTGCTTTGTTTATTCTTTCATCGTAAGATGGAGAAACTAGCATCTTATTAGATAATAAGATTAAGTACTTAAGCATGTCTAGAGAGTAGTTAAGATTTAATGTAGCTCCTTCTTTAGTTAGAATTACACGTCCTCTTCTATCTGATCTCCAGAAGTTTTTATCGGCAATTAGTGTAGGGTTTAAATCTACTCCTAATTCTTTTTCAAAGAACTCTTTCTGAGTCATCCCGTTTGGATGAGACTCCATGTATTTTTGAATCTTCACTCTTAATGAATCATCCAAAATTACTTTTACTCCACCACCTCTGTTCTCACTGTTAAGAGGAACTTGGTAGCTTCTTTTTATTTTGTTGTACAAAAAAGGATCCTTCTTGTTATCCTGATTTGCAACTAATAGGTTACTCCATTTACCCGCTGATTCTACTGGTTTAATACTTACAATTCTGTCTTGTAAGAAAGATCCGTAGACGATCTCTTTTGCTACTTTTTCCATTTTTTTTGCTGTCTTAAAATTAATTCTCTCAATATAAAAGGGTCCCCTGAGGCGTTCAACTCCCAGGGGAGGGTCCTTTTATTGTATATGATCAGTAGATCTATCTCTCTACTGCCAAACGCAAGTCAACTACTTTAGTTGGATCTTCGATCATCATACCTCCCCATTTCTGGAAATGTACTTCATAACCGTCAACACGTGACGCAACCATTTTCGGTGAACCTTTTCCTGCAGGAGAGAATGGATCTCTCATACCTGGGATATATGCCCAGTTGTAATCTGGAACTCCTTTTGGTTTAACACGGTAGATACCAGCATTATCTCCATAATCCAAAGCAAGGATACGGTGAGATTCTACGATACCTTTTCCATCTGGGTGACGTTGTGGGAAGTATACATCATCATCAAAGAAATCAACGATCTCAACCATGATAACTACTCCGTTGTACCATTCGTACACGTTCCACTGTGGCTCCATTAAACCTTTAGTGTTTTTACCACCTAAGTTTCCTGGGTTAGTGTTTGACGTTAAGAATTTGTCAGAGATAACTGTAAACTTACCGCTTCCAGATTTAGCGTTGATTTGTTTAGAGATTTCAATCGCACCAAACTCACCTGTTAACAAGTGGATTGTACGTTTGCCACGCTCAATTTTACCAACTCCCATATCTAACAACAACTCTAAATGCCAATCTAAGTCATAAGTGTTGTAGTAGTGTACGTTTGATGGAGCGATTTGATCAAAGAAACCTGCACCTGACTCAACAGCATATTTAGTTTTGTCATCTTTGTTCAAGTACTTGTGATCAGCTGTCCAGTTTTTCTTACCGTACATCAACATACGAGCAAACATTTCTTCACATTGGTGGTGAGCTACTAAATCTTGGTAGTTGATCCAGATAGACTCTTGTTGTCCTTTGTAATTGAAACCAAACTCTAAAGGCTCATTTTTACCTTTGTTGATTGTGTTACCTGCTACTTCATACTCCATACGAAGTGTAGAAGGGCGGTTTTCCATTCTCCAAGGAGAAGTGAAATAAGGTTTAGCACCTTGGTAAGACAACGTTGATGGAGACAATGAGTAGAATTTAGACCAACGAGTACCGATAGCTAATTCCTCAGAAGGAACAGATTTGTTAGCACTGTCAGTTACTAATTCAACTTCAAATTTGTAACGAGATCCTGCGTCCATTGATTTCTTAACCAATAAATGGTAGTCATCAACTTCTCCACGAAGTACGTTAGTTTCTTCGAACAAAGGTTCGTCGAAAATTAAATAGAAACGCTCACCGTTTGCTCCTACGTTTGCTGGGAATGTCCCTGCAGAGATAGATGCTCCTGAGATAGTTTCTGCGTCAACTAGAGGCAAGTTTTTGTCATGTTGACCTTGCAACATCCAGTTGTAGAATCCGTTTTCTTGTTCAACTTCCTTAACTGGAAAGCGATCAACGAATTCACGTAATTTACCTTGAAGATTAGTTTTGTAGATCTCTTTGATCACGTTGCTAATCAACTGTGGTTTTTGTTGGTACAAAGAATGGAAGTGGTTGTCAGTAACCAAACCATTGTAGTCTTTAGCCTCATACCGTTGTAATGGAAGTAATTGAGCCATTGTTTGTTTGTATTAAATTGTTAGACGGAATATATTAATTATCTTTTATTTCTTAGCAAATGCACTTTCGAGCATATTGAGAAGTCCTTCGGTTTTTTGAGAAGTTTCGACTGAAGTATTTCGGCCTACACCTCTCTGCTCTTCTGCTGCAATCACTTTGTCAAGTTCATTGATTGCTGCGGTCTTAGCTACTGTTTTTAATTTAGTAATGTCTGGTTTAAACTTACCTTCTTTATCTAAATTAAATAACCCAATTGTATCATAATAGTTGATAAGCATTTCAAACTCTACTGGGTTTCTTTGTTGCTTATACATTAAACTATTTAACTCTGAACCTGTCTTAGGATCTCTATAGACAGGACTCATAATATTTTGTTTCAATTTATCTTTGGCAACTTTGTTTAGATTTAAACCATCAATGAAAGCATCTCTGCTGTCGATGTTAGCTACTAAACTGTCAAACATTTTAGACTGTGCTTCTTGTTCTGCTTTAGTCTTAGCTTCTTTAGCAGATCTTCCATATGCAATCACTGCGTTGGCTTGTGACTTTAATTCAGGAATTGCTTTAAAAGCTTTATCTTGAAGTTTGTTTACTGCTTCTGCATCTGCAATAGCTTCTAACGCATCTTCATCGCTAAAGTTTTTAGACTTTAATTGCTCAAAGTAAATTTGCTTTTGTAGATTAACATCATTTTTAATCTGTTCAGCATTTACATTTTCAAAGAACTCTAGACGTTGCGCCATTAAGATCGCTTGGTCCGTTTCATCAAACGCATCTTCTATCTCAAGAAAGCGTTTCTTTTCTGAGGGCAAACTTTGTCTCCAACGTTCTTCTTTGGTTTTAAAGTTTGTCTCTACTGTTTTAGTCATCAAGTCTTTGATAGTATCAAGAGTACCTGGTAACTCATCTAATTGTTCTACTTCTGCTGAGGTTAAAATACCTGCAGTAACTAATTCCTTCATTAAGGCTTTGTATACTGCTTCGCTTTTTGCAGCCGAAGTATCTATTTTTTCTGCTGCAGGTTTTCCTTCTGCTGCAGGTTTGTTTTCATATGCTCCTTCTCCTTTTTCGGTTTCTACTGGTTCTAGTGTGAACGCATTATCAGATGACTCTGATGTAGTACCTGTTTCCTCTGATCCTTCCTCAGTAGCTTTAACTGCTGAGTTTAGTTCTTCGGGTGACATTATTTGAAGCCCATCAAATAAGTCGTTTCCTAATTCTGCCATATTTTGCTGTCGTTAATTGGTTACAATATTAAAATTATTTTTATAAAGAGGAGTAATAATTTTTACTTACCCCTCTATAGTCCTATAGCTTTATTTAGAGCTTGTAGGTTTCTTAGCAATAGCTGCACGTTGAATAGCTTCTCTCTCCATGTTAGCTCTCTGTGTTTCTGCTAATTTTTCCTCCTCTAAACGTACTTGTTCGTTTTTATAGTTTTCATCGATATCTGTACGGCGTAAGTCTAAGAAATCATCTATGCCATTTTTGTCTGTATCTATGCGAGCATTGTTATCACGTTGATGTCTAACTTCACTACCCATCTCTCTCATGCTTCCTAATTCTAAGTTAGCTTGTATTTGTTCACGCTTAACAGCAATCTCATCATCATGTTTCTTCATCTCAAAGTCACGTTGTGCTTGTTTATCTTGAGCTGCTAACTGCGCTTGTTCTTGCGCCTGTTTCATTTGTTTCTCTTCCATTGCTTGGTTTTCTTCTCTAATTTTTCTAGCAGAAGATTCAAGTTTCTTAGCAATTTCTTGCACAGATTCTGATTGAGAGATTGCTACAAGATCTGCAATAGTTGCTTGACCATTTTGAATAGC